TGTTAGTCATATGACCACTGAGCTGGATCAGTTTGCATCCTACGCATCAGAGATTTTAGCCTACTGGGCTAACGATCGACTTGCCAGGGGGCATAAGTGTGAGCTGGTTAGTGAAGAGAACCCGATAGGGGTAGTCCCAAGATGAGCATGATATCAACGCCATTACAACTTGCGTACATAGATGCTCGAACCATGGGCCTAGGTGTAGAGCAGGCTGCTAAGAAAGCAGGGTACAAGAATCCGTCTTCCGCTGGACCCAAAGCTGAAAGGTCCGAATATGTAGTGAAGGCTATGGCTAAGGTCCATGCGCGTCGCTTGAAGCGGAATGCTTTTACTAGGGACAAGGTTGATGGGATGATTCAGAAGAGTTTCGACGTCGCAGAGCTGCAGAGCGACGCTAGCTCCATGGTGCGAGCCATAACAGAAATTAATAAGATGAATGGTTTCTACGCTGCAGAGGAGATAAAGATAGATCTGTCTTCTGGTTCGCTGCGTACTAAGGTGGCGTTAGAGAAGATGTCCACTGCGGACTTGTTGCGTCTAACCTCGGCAATACCGATGCCTGTTCAAGACGACGATGTTGTCGATGGGGAGTTTGAAGATGCCTGAGTATCATATGACTCTGGAAGAGTTGAAGGAGGCGGCGTTCAAACGGAAGGTAGAGAGGGAAGTTGATAGGAAGGTGACTCTGGCCAACGAGGCTGGGAAGAGGGAACGAGCGAGAGATCGGTCGAAGAGATCTAAGAATAATAAGATTGCCCGTGCTAGAACGGGGAGTGGTGAGAAGACTTTGTCTAAGGAGAGGACTAAGTTACGGCAGATGGAAGAGAAGCATATCACTGCTGAGATTCAAGAACTTGCTAGCAGGGAGCTTGCGAAGAGAGATCTGACCATGTTCGCTAAGAAGTTCATGCCTACGTATGACCCAGGATGGGTTCATATTGATATTGCTAAGCGTCTGGTTCAGTTTATGGAGGATGTGCAGGCTGAGAAGTCTCCGAGACTTATGTTGTTCATGCCACCACGGCATGGCAAGAGTCAGCTGGCCAGTATATTCTTTCCTGCGTTTTTGCTTGGGCATAATCCTACGTTTGAGATTATAGCTAGTAGCTACGCGGTGTCACTTCCGATAGGTTTTTCGAGGAAGGTTAAGACACTTATACAGACGAAAGTATTCACTGAGATGTTTGAGAAGACGCGCCTGAGTAAGGAGAGTCAGGCTGCAGAAGCGTGGTTGACTTCGAGAGGTGGAGGTTATGTTGCAGCCGGTGTTGGTGGTGGTATTACAGGTAAGGGCGCACACGTGTTCATTGTGGATGATCCAGTCAAAGATGCTCAAGAAGCTGACTCTGAAACAATTAGGGAGGCGAACTGGGATTGGTGGGGTTCGACTGCCAAGACACGTCTTGCCCCAGGTGGCGGAGTGCTTGTTATCCAGACCCGTTGGCACGATGATGATTTATCCGGGCGACTTATAAGGCAGATGACTGAGCAGCGCGGCGAGTTGAATGAGTTGATTGAAGAAACAGCTGACATGATCGCGCTTACTGAGAATATAGAAGATGCTGAGGCTCTACAGTCGCAGATCGATGGGTATGAGGATGAGTTGACGACTATTGATGACTGGGAAGTTGTGTCTTATCCAGCGATAGCTGTTGATAATGAGTACATACAGTTTGGGACGAGGAAAGTTGTGCGGCCCGAAGACATGGATATGGACGATGCAGCTCGTATCGCTAAGGCGATGGATGAAGACCCGACGCAGTCTGTTAGTGGATTTCGATTGCTGAGGAAGAAGGGCGAACCGCTCCATGAGAGTCGTTTCCCGTTGCCACGACTAAAGAATATGAAGAGATCTATGCAGCCACGACATTGGTCGGCGTTGTATCAGCAGAATCCTGTGCCAGATGAGGGTGAGTTCTTCCAGAAGGATATGTTTAGGTATACACCCCAGCCTGTGTCTACGAAAGGTATGCATATTTACTCTGCCTGGGATCTCGCGATTGGACAGAAGCAGACGAATGACTTCACGGTCGGAGTTGTTGCAGCTATAGATTTTAATGATAATGTACATATACTCGATGTGATTAGGTTTAAAGGCGATGCGTTTAGGATCGTTGAAGCATTGCTCGACGTAGAGAAGAAGTACTCCCCGTTAATGCTCGGTATTGAGAAAGGCCAGCTTGAAATGGCCATCCGTCCGCAGCTCTTACGTAGGATGCAAGAGCGCAAGTTGTTCCCGACTTTAGCTGAAGGGCGAGACGCATTAGTGCCTATTACTGATAAGATTGTGAGAGCGAGACCATTACAGGGCAGGATGCAGCAAGGTATGGTACACTTCCCGTCAAACCAGCCGTGGGTCGAGCCTCTCCAACAGGAGATGTTACGATTTCCAGGCGGAGTACATGATGATCAGGTCGATGCTATGGCTTGGCTTTTACGGATGACTCTTAAACGAGCTGCCCCTCAAAGGCCTAAAAGCAAAGTTGGGAAGTCGTGGAAAGACCGGCTGAAAGGTATGTCTAATCGTGATCGTGATCCTATGAGTGCATAATATGAACACTGGAGTCGGCGGATGCCTGTAAACGAACAGAAAGCTAGAGAGCAATTCGAGCGCTACGCGCATGCTAGAGATAACGGACATATGGATTTCGTTAAGTTAGCTGACAAGTGTGAGGATTATTTCGTTGGACAACAATGGGATCCTATCGTAAAGCGACGGTTAGAGAACCAAGGTAAACCAGTACTTACTATTAACAAGATATTAGCTACGCTCGCCACCGTAATGGGTGAGCAGCTAGCGAACAGAGCGGATATATCATTCCGACCTCTGAAAGAAGGGACCCAAGAGGTTGCCGACGCATTAACTAAAGTTTATATCCAGATCACAAACGAGAACAAGATGGACTGGATTGAGTCCGAAGTTTCGTCTGATGGATTTATCTCAGGTCGTGGATTCTATGATGTACGAGTAGGTTTCGATGACCAGACTCAGGGTAAGGTAGAGATATCACGTGTAAACCCACGTAATGTTCTGATTGACCCCGATGCAGAAGACTATGATCCGGATACCTGGAAAGAAGTGTTCATAACGAAGTGGCTTACTATCGATGATATCAAGCAGCTATACGGAGAGAAAGATGCAAAATACCTTAAAGCCAAAGGCTTCTCCGATTTTATGTATGGCTACGATTCAATTGAGAGGTTTCACAAGACGTTTGGTGGGGATCTCCATCAAACCGAGTCTTCGTTGGATATTGATAACACTCGAAGAAAGTATCGAGTTATCGAACGTCAGTATAAGAAACTAACAAATGCATGGCATTTCGTAGATATCGCTACTGGTGATACACGTGTAGTACCTGATAATTGGTCTAAAGAGAAACGAGACAATGTTGCTCAGCAGTATGAGCTTGGAACATTCAAGAAGTTGGTCGAACAGGTTCGCTGGACTGTAACGTGTGACAACGTTGTATTGTTCGATGAATGGAGCCCATTCAAATCATTCACTATCGTGCCGTACTTCCCATACCTACGTAACGGTAAAACATTAGGTATTGTTGAGAACTTAATCTCTCCACAAGATCAGTTGAATAAAGCATCAAGCCAAGAGCTCCATATTATTAATACGACTGCTAACAGTGGTTGGAAAGTAAAAACCGGCGCTCTTACCAACATGGACATTGAAGATCTAGAAGCTCGTGGCGCAGAGACTGGCCTCGTGGTTGAACTAGATGATATCAACAGTCTAGAGAAGATTACCCCTAATACTATTCCGTCTGGGCTTGACCGCGTATCGTACAAGTCTGATGAGTACATCAAAGAGATATCAGGTATTTCTGATTCGGCTCGTGGTATGGACAGAGCTGATGTCGCAGCTAAAGCTATACAAGCTAAGCAAGCGGCAGGCTCAGTTAACCTTGCTAAACCCCTAGATAACTTGGCTCGAACTAGACATCTAGTAGCTCAGCGCGTGCTAAATTTAGTACAGACTTACTACACAGAAGAACGTGTTATCCAAGTATTAGGCCAAGACTTAACAGCAGAGTCTGAAGAAGTAGAAGTTAACAAACCTGGGCCCGAAGGCGAGATAGTTAACGACTTAACACTTGGTGAGTATGGCATAGTTATAACTACTGTTCCTGCACGAGCTAACTTCGAAGAGACTCAGTTCCAGGAAGCTCTCGAGCTTCGCAAACTTGGCATTAACATCCCTGATGATGTACTAGTTGAGAACAGTCACCTAGCACGTAAAGGTGAGATAGCCAAACGTATCCAGGCAGCTAACGGCGGTGGTGAGCAGTCGGAAGAAGAAAAACAAATGGCCCAACTAGAGATGGAGCTGAAGCAGTTGGAGAACCAAGAAAAACAAGCTAACATCGAGTCTACCCAAGCAGCGTCAGCCCTAAGTATGGTTCGTGCTAAGAAAGAAGCTCTTGATGCTCAGAAAGGCGACCCGGCTGACAACACTCTACAGATCAAAGCAGCCGAGTTAGAGATGCAGCGCCAGCTTAACCAAGCTACTATGCAGAACGACCAAGAGCGCTTGGCCGCAGATATACAACAGAAACGAAATGAACTAGCAGCTACGATAGAGCTTAAACGTATCGAAGCTGAAGAGAAGTCGGCACTTGCCGAAGTCATGGCGGAACATAAGATGCGCCTTGATAAGAAAGTGGCGGACCAGAAAATCGAGTTAGATAAAGCAGCGTCTGACGCGAAAATTGCAGCTGCAAAAGAAACCCAAACAAAGGAAGCAAAAAATGAGTGATTTAGATTTAGTAGTTGATGAAGAACTAGAAGTCGACGGTATTACACTGCCTGAGGACGACGCAGTTGATGAAGTAGTTGAAGAAGAGGAAGTAGTTGAAGAAGAGGAAGTAATTGAAGAAGAGGAAGTTGTAGCTGAAACTCCGTCTCATATGATTCCGAAACACCGCTACGACTCCGCGCAACAACGAGCTAGCGAAGCTGAGCAACGAGCTGCCACTGCAGAGCAGCGTATGGCTGAGATGCAGCAGGCTGGGGAGGTTCCGGCTGCCAGTACGCTCGATGCAGACATTACTGCGCTAGATGCTAAAGCTGCAGAAGCTATGTCGGAGGGCGATCATGAACTTGCCGCTAAACATATGGGCGAGTTGCGGGCCTTAGAACGCCAGATGTACCAAGAGCAGGCGCAAAGTATTGCGGCGCAAAGTGGCGCTGATACTATGAACCAGATCTCTTTAGATCGGGTTGTTGACTCGTTAACCGATGATAACCCGATATTCAACCCGCAGTCTGAAACGTATGACCAAGCTGTAGTTGATGACGTATTACGCTTACAGAACGACTTGATTAAAGCTGGGACTCCACCTGCCGACGCACTAACCCGCGCCGCAAGTTATATCTTGCCTTCAATTCAGGCTGTACCAGAAGTGGCACCAGCTAGAAAGACTCCGGTTGCTAAGAACTTAAAGACTGCAAACGCGACGCCTCCTAATATTGGTGGCATC